TCCGTAATACGAGCCTCTGTAATAGCCTTATTTTTAGCCGCCTCACGCATCGAGCGACCATCGACCAATATGTCACCTTCAACGAATCTAAACTCCTCCGTCTGACTACTTTCAAACTGCATCAGGGGTTTAGTCAGTTGCTCATAAATTCTTGCGATTGTCTCGTCATCAGGGTTTGTCACTTTTGCATAAATTGCATCGGACTCAGCCAGCAAAGGAATGCGCACCTTAAAAGTATGGCCACCAAGTTCGAACGAACGAATCAGCAGGTTTTTTTTATTCGTTTGATATTTCTCACCAAACGCTGAACTAAATTTTGTCATTTCTGTTTTGCCTTGTATTGAAGTAACCGCCTACCGATAATATCCCCAAGCCGTTTAGCGGTGTCAGCGGCTTGAGATTCCATTGCTGTACGCAGAAAAGGGTGAGCAGAATTATGAGCCGAGCCAAACTCTTGCGCTATAGCCCGTGCATCGCTCTCTATGCCCTTAAAGTTATGCGCCCTGTACGCACCCACATGACCATCGCTCTCCATTCCCGCAAGGCGTTTCTTAGCCCTTAATAGACCTTTACCCTCACTCATTTGCGCGAGTTTTTTACCAGACGCAGTTGTAACCGCACCAATCACGGTGTCCGTAGGCGTAATATATTTTGAGCGTCTATCAGACTTTGTAGGGCGTCTAGCCTCAATCTGTAGCGACAGCCTTAAGCCACCCGTATTGACAGGCGCTCTTGCAACCGCTTGCGCTAGTACGGGCTTCATCGCCTCTCGCACAGCCGGCACTAATACTTTGCCCGTGGCTTTTTTGTCGCCAATCTCTACTGCCAATTCTTCGAAAGCGGCTAAGACTTCTTTCAAACCTTCAATTTTGAAAGATGCCTTCATAGTTAATTCGCCTTGATGATTTTGTGAAATATTAGATGATTGACTTGCAACGCATAATCAACAACTTCCTCAGGCGTAAGTTTGTCAGCGTGCTGTTGAGCAATTTGATGCGCTAGTGTGACCGCAGTCATTCTCTGTTGAGAAAAGCCAAACCAATCCTTGCGAGATTCGGCTTGGCTTACTAGGAAACCCAAAAGGTCGTTGCTATCTTTTATTGTCGTAGTCATATCTTATTTTTCAGTTGTTTTTGGCGGCACATAAGGGAAACGTGACGCTAAAAATTGCAAGACGGTTTCTTCTTCCGTATCAGGAGTGGTTTTTGCCAGAGCGTCCGCCACTTCCTTTGCATCCAACTCCATGCCCCTGACCATTACGTCAAAGGACATGTAGGTGCTACTCAATATGTCAATCGCGTCTTTAAGTGACATGATTAGGTGCTGGCAGACCAGCCGTATTGATTACCACGGGGGTGAATGGTGAAAGTCACCTTGGCTTCAGCACCAGGCGCTGAGTCAATATCCCATTGGCTAACGCGACCGTTGAAAGCGTAGTTAACAATGCCAGTTCCGTCAGTAGCAGAAATAACAAAAGTACGGTCAATCGTACCGTTGTAAGCATCGCCACGCAACAACAACAACACGGTGTCGCTAGGATTCCAAGCGGCTGTGATAGTCATGCTAGTCGGGGCAGACTGCACAGGAATCTTGTCCGACTGACGCGAGCCAGCAACAGAGAAAGACGCCACAGCATCATCTTGACCAAACGGAGGAATTGCCTCGACTGGCACTAAGTTGCCAGAAATTGCCAAAGCAGAAACAGTTGCGTAGGTTGACAAAGCAGAAGTTGTCAAAGCGGTTGGAGTTGCACTAGGCTGTGCATAAAGTGTTGCACTAAAGCCGGGCAAAATTTTGGTTGGTAAAGCCATTTGAGTTTCCTTTAAAGAGTTGAAAAATCGTGTCTTATGTTGGAATATCTATTGTGCAATCAATAAAGACTTGCGCCAACTTGTTTTCGTTGTCATAACTGTTATACAGCCATTGGCAATCCGCCTTAGAGATATAAAAACCTCCATCAACCTCATTACCTAACATACCGCTATAACCGTGTAGCGATTGTAGTACCTGATTTGAAATTGTAAAACCGTCCTCAATCTGCTGAGTGAAAATGCTAATCTGAAACACAGGGCGGTCGATACCTTTTACCGACTGATACGAACCTGTATAAACCTCTTGATGCACATTCCTCAGCATCCAAGTAATGAACTTTGGCTGTGTTGCAAAATTGCGATTGAAAGCCGCATAAACAGGCACAGGCGTGACAATCTGAGCCAGTTGATACTGTATCGCCTTGCCGTAGTTAACAACATTTGTCTGAGTCGTCATACAGCCACCACAGGGTCGTTACGAACGCACAAAAATCTAACAGTCATTCTGTCATCCGATTCGCGCACACTATCCACACGCCAGTCAAAATTTTTCCACCTAATTGAATACGCATTTTGATTGTCAATAATCAATTTTGTGTTTGGCGTGTAATTTAGAGTCAACTCCACAATGTCCGAATACACGCGATACTTATCAGCGATACGGACACTATTTGCAACAGAACGAACACGAGCGCGAGTATCAAACCACTTTGTTATCGTAGTCGATTGTTCACCAAACGAACTACTGCCGAAAGTCAGTTGATTGACCGTGATATTTTCGAACCGTGCGATACCCATTTACATCACCAAAGGTTTGTAAGGACGAAGCAAAGTCGCAACCCCAAACGGGATTTCGCGCAACAAAGCATCCGATGTATTAGACCGGTTGTTATAGATGTGAGTCAACAACATCAAACCCGCTTGCTTAATTACAGGGTAAGTCGCCAAGAACGCAGAGTTTTGGGTGTACGTCACCATAATCGGATTTGCCACCTCTTGGTTGAGCGTGTTTGGAATAGTGTTAAGAATTACACGATTGCCCGTAGGGTCGTATGAATAGTTTGCAGGGTCAATCACTACAGGCGTGACATTAGAAGTCGAATAGAACGCAACCTCGTTAATCACAATGCTTGCAGTCTGCCCACTCTGATTTGGATACTGCACCTCGGGCAAATCCAAAAACACCGAAGTGTTATACAGACCAAAGTTCGGATAGTAAATTTTCCAAGTCGTAGGCAGAATAGCCGCGCCTAGATAATCCTCAATGGCCATACGAGTAGCCAATTCCAAATTCAACAGATAACCATCTTGGCTTTCGTCTTGAAAAAGGTTTAACTGATTCGTAATTTCGTCAAGAGTTAACCACGATGTAAGAATATCGCGGCTAACTTGCTCAACTTTTTCGTAACTGTAAGGGTTACGATTAGAACCCAAAAAGGGTCCTGAGATATACGGATCATTAGGCATGACTAACCTTTAATTAGGCTGGACCAACTAAGCGAACACCCGCAAATACATCACGAATAGTAGAAACAACACGCTTCTCTGCAAACAAAGTGATAAAGCCTGGAGCAGTTTGATCGAAACGCTGAATGCTCATTTCTTCGCGATCAGCAATAGTCATAAACTTGTCCCACTCGGCCAAATATACTGGATAGTTGCCAGCGGCAGTCGTACTCATGTATGGGTTAGGAATAACTTTGTATCCAAAGATGTAAACAACAGCACCGCCATCGTCAGCAAACATCTTGATTTCTTTTTGAACTTTAGCAAGATGTGCTCGGATAGGAGCTATCTGATCAATCAAGTTAGCTTCATCAGTCATAAGCTGAAGCATCGATAAATTAGTAATAGGTATTTGCTTAGGAGGTAGTTTCTCTGGAGTAAACGTAAGAGCAACCTGCTCCTTAGGCATTGATCCCTCTTGCTTCCCTACTACCTTGCCGTCAACAAAAGCATACAGTGTAGGAAATCTTTCAATAGGGTATTTAGCATTGATTGAATCAGGAGAAGTCCCCAGTGCATACTCTGCAAGCACATAGTCTTTCTCTTCATTACCTAATTCATGAATGATAGGTTTCATCTTGTCACAAAAACTACAGCCTTTCTCTCTAAAGAAAAAAACTAAAAGTTTAGGGTTGTCTTGTAATGCTTTTTCAAAGGTCGTCTCATTTAAAATCAAAATCATATGCTCTCCTAGTTAATAGCAGTAAGAATAAAGTTAGTGAGGTGTATATTATTACCAGAGTTGGCAGTTCCCCACTGTGCTGTAATTGATATCGCGTTGCTTGTCGTTGTATTAATCGTAACTGTAGCTACTGCGTTGTTGCCAGCACTCAAACCGTTATTGTGCCACTCTTGGAATGTTGATTGAGTGAACACTAATCCACTTGATCCTATAGTTCTACAGGTTGTATTCCCTATTATGCTAAAAGTATTATTCGTACCGTTACCGCTTGAACCAGTCATAGTAGCAATTACAGTTGATCCATATTTCAATTTGATTGTGATGGTTGGATTACCAGTTGAAGAATGATAGCCGGAAGCCTCAAACTTTAAAGATCTCCCCACGGCAAAAAAGTTAGCAGGTAGAGTAAGTGATCCTGTACCACTTGAGGATATAGTTGTTTCCGTCACGGTGTTAGAGCATGATGCTGTAGAAGTTTGCGCAAACAAAATACCATTTGCCCTTCTTTTTGCCCCACCTAAAAAATTAGTTAAATAGCTTATGTGATAATCCAATTCGTAGAAGTTGATTCAACCGTTATTGATTCGCCCGTCGACAATGTAATCACTCCACTCGCTAGTCCGTCAATAGTTTGTGACGACGTTGTGTTAAGTGTTACTACGCCTGTTCCAGACGCTGTGTTCTTTATTGTAAAAGTCTTACCTATGCAGTCTATCGCAGAGGGTAATGTTGCTGTAGCTGAGGTCACGCTGAAATTAACAATGTCATCAAGAACCGTCAAAGAATAGCTAGATGTTTTCTCAGCATATGTCTTTCCGCGCTCAAGGTTATGCACGAACCAAGGCTTAGAGCTGATGTAAGATCCTGAGC